CTATTACTAGAATTTTTTCATCTCGGGCAAATGCACCTGTGGTTTGAGCTTTTTGTTGAAATGTTATTGAAGTAGCAGAAGCTGCTGCATTAGGATTTAATGATTTTGTGACCATCTTTCTTTTCTATTAGTTAATAAATTATTTAATAAATAAGTTTCTCAAATACTGCCGTAGGCTAATTTTCAATTATCAATTTTATAAATGGATCTATAAATTCATTTCTTATTTTTAGCTTTGTATAAATTTCTTTCAGCTCTTCTCCTTTTAACTGCTGCATATATTCAAAATAACCAATGTTGTATTCTACAATATAAGCCAATGTGGTTTCTGTTTGGTTTGTATCTTCTGGTGTTAGTATTCGTTTCCAGTTTAGAAGTATCTTTTTATCTATATAAAGAGTTTTATTTTTATCTGAATCTTTTCTATTGTCCTCTGTTCCAAAATTATAAGCTCTTTCTGAATTACATATTGATAGTATTTGAGCTAATAAATAATCAAGTCTTAAACTTGATACCTTATCATCGTGAATTAGTAAATTATTATTGCTGTTATTATTGTTGCTATAAATATTTGTTTCATATTTTGAATAACCCTTTGAGAATAAATAAAATTGCAGTGTTGAATTTGCATACAACTTATCTGCATATTGCATGTTTGATGGATATGTAGTGCTTGCAATATCAATTATTACACAGGGCAAGTCTTCCTTTGTAAGAGGTTTAAATTTATCTGTAAATATTGTAAAATCTATTTCATTTTTTATTCTATCTTCACTATAACCTCGTTCTCTAGCTAGTTCTATTTGATTATCTCTTTCGTTTGCAATAAATGTAGCTATTTTGTCTTTGACTATTTTAAAGTAAAGATTTGATATTATTTCTGTAAATATTGAATCTTGCATGAGTTTAATTAATTTTTAATTATCAATTATCAATTGTTTAAATTCCGCCATTTTTTCTATATTGAATAGTAGTATTTTTATTCAAGATGTTATCCTGTTTTACATTGCGGTTGTTTTCTTTATTTATTGATAAAAGATTTAAACTTAATTTGTATATTCCAATTATCCTATCTTCCATTACATAATCAATTTTAAAATCTATCATTTTACCTTTATTTCTTGGTGCGAATGATATAATCCAATTTGTCTCTGGTCTTCCTATTTTTACATCATCAATATTTAGTGTAGCTTCCGCACTATCATTTATTATTGATGTTATATTTGTATCAGCACTTTTAGCAGTTGTATTTGTTATACCAATATAATTGCTTATACATTTTAAATCATTTTGTGTTGTAATTCCATTTGAAAGAATACAATTAACAGAAAAGAGATTATTGGCTATCAATAATCTCTTGTCTCTTTCTAATAAATCAAAACCGTTCATTGAGGCATATTTAAAATTGTTGATATGATTATTGACGGTGCTTGTTTTAAAGTTTCTAATGTTATATCTTTTGATGTTGACTTTATTTTGTTCCACCAAGTGTCATTTTTCATTGCTTCTAATAAATCACGACCGTTATGTGTTATTCTATATGTTCCATAAAGGCAAAATTGATAACCATCGTTATTCCATCCTATACTTGTACTATTAGTTTCAATACAATCAATGTCTTTTAAATCATCAATATGATTAAGTAGCCTATCTAACTCTTTAAGTTCACAATTTTTTTTGATATTAAGTCCCGACATTAATTCATCATTAGTTGTTAAGGAACTGTCATTATCTTCAATAACTTGTAATATTTGTTTTATAAATTCTAAATCTAGTTTCATTTTATTTTTATTTAATTAATGCATCTATTATATATGTATAAAACAAATATTTTCAATACCTATACCAAACTATGTGCTATCACAAAGCAATCATTGTTAGTTGGTATAAACAATGGTCTGCTCTTAACTCCATATACAAATGATGCAGTTCCAACTGCCATGATAGTCCAATAGGCGTAAGGAAGTTGTTTTGCTTTGATCATGGTTAGGGCATTAATATTTCCAATGCTTCCATTGTTTATCATGGTAGCTGAATTATCAATACTAGCATATATTAAATCAAATCTAACATCTTCTGGTAATAGAAGAGCTGTTCCATTTGGTATATATGGTTGAAGAGTCCCCTCATTTGCATAGTTAAAACCTTTCGGAACTTCAAATTTTGCATTATAACTCCATAGATTTATTCTAAAACTTCCAGCAGAGAATTGTCCGTGAAATGTTGCCCCATTAGTATTCCATGTTGGCATTTTTATATCTGTAAGTTTAATACCGGCATCAAACTTTGTGTGGTCTCTAAATTTAGAATTTGACAATAGAGCATTAACCGTATCTCTTGCACATATTAGTTGAAATGCTCCTGCACCGCTTACTTTTGCATCATCTATGAGAAGCTGGCACATATCATCTACATGTTTTATGGGATCTCCTGTACTGCTCCACTTCTCATTTTCTTTATTTATGTAGTGGGTATCTTTTCTGTTAAAAGTTATAGAACTTCCATCGCATAAAGTTATTTGATTATTAAATAGTGCATCGCTTACCATTTTCTCCTCCGCTTCGCTACGGCAAACTTCGGGCATGAGTTGTCAAAGTCTCAAGCAAGCTTGGACTTTTCCAACATCTAGCCCTTGTTTTCAATAGCATTTACTATTGTATCAGATAACCATCCTTGTCTTTCATTTAAAAAGTTATTTAGATTTCCTGCCTTTTCATAAACAGTTTTTTCAAATTGTCTCTTGTCAAATTGTGCAGGAGTTAAAGAGTCGTATTGGTTGTAATATGGTGGTGTATAATCTATTGTTTCAAACTTGTTGAAGTTTACCATCCTTGCGCCATCTCTTTCAACATCCACTGCATAAACATTTTTTACACTTCTTTTATCAAGTTCTATTTTATCATAGTCTGTAACTATTTCTCTTGCAAAACTTGTTAAAAAACATGTTGGCTTTTGATAGAGAGTAAAACCGTCTATCATAGTTTTTATTTGCGGAGAATACATAATATTTATTCTTTAGGTTATTGATATAATAATAAATAAATTTTAATGTTTTTTAGAATTGTGGAACAATTTAGGAATTGAAAATTATTTAATTTTTCATTTTCAATTCTCAATTTCTTATACTTCCTGTGTAAGTTCCTGACTTTCAACTACAATAATTCCATTGTTCTTCAATAGAGTTCTTGCCTTGCCTTTATATTGACTTACGGTTTCAAAATATACTATATCATCAAGTGTTTCATCTTCATTTAGTATAACTTTATTCTCGTTGACAACTCCTTGAACTATGACACTTGCAGTAAATTCTTGTGGAGATTCTTCATCTTCATTGACCAATGTTTTATTTAATATAGCTACTGGGATTTCCGAACCATCACTGTTTCCTTTTTTAAACTGTTTCAGTTTTCCAGATGTAGAAACTTCTCCAAGAACCGTTCCAGCTTGTAGAGTAGTTCCTGCTGGAACTATTACTATTTCTTCCCTTAATATTGCATTATAATATAATGGCGAATTGTCATATACTATCCTCATGTTTTTACCTATTGACTTGTTTATAAATATTCTATTTTAACTTATATTTTTAATTGAAATTAGTTTTCAATTTTCAATTTTTCATTTTTTAAATGTGGCATATATGCTCTTATCTTTTCTTCGGCTTCTTTATTTTCTTTTTCAAGTTCAGCCTTTAACTCTTCGCTTTCATTTATCTTTTTTGGTATAAAGTCGGGGTTGTTGTCCATTTCCATTGTGGCCAATTCATTTTTATTGACTTTGGCTTTTATATATTTTGCTTGAATCTCTGAATTATTTAAAAAAGAAATGTCTTCCTTTATGGCATTCAAAGCTATATCTGGTGCAATATCTATAAATTCTAGATGAGCCTTTACTCTGGACTTTTCCTGCTGAATGCCAATATTTACTGCTTCATCATAAAGTTTTGGATAATGAAGTTTTAAATCGTTTAGATTTTCTAGATCTAGTGTTTTATCGGTTTTTTTATCTATTTTCTCCATTTTAGTTTCCTTTTTATTAGTTGATAATTGATGGTTGATAATTGATAGTTTTTTATTGCTTGTGTTGTTTATATTATCTTCTGTTGATTGTGATTTTTGATTTGGCTCTTGATAATTTTCTAAAAGTGCAACAAGCTTTTCTGTATTTGCATTGTTTTTTTCATTAGACTTTTCAATAAGGGAGCACATGGCTTGTATTTGAATATTGGCTTCTGCTTTTATTGTTTCTTTATTGTTGTTGTTGCAGTTTGTCTTCTCTTCTTTATTGTTTGGATCTTCCATTACATTCCCCCAAACTTCAAGTTCATCCTTTCCAATAAAGAATGTCTCATTGTCCATCATGGTTTCAATTTCATTTTTTGCTATTCCCGTATATTTGGAATAGGCTGAACTCATTAGAACTCTTAACTTTTCAATATTGGAATAGGCGCTTCTTAGTTTTCTGTAATCTCCCATTACACAAATGCTTGGGTTGTGGATCATTATGACTGAGTTTTCTTCAAGTTCCAAACTATCGCCTGCAAGCATTATATAGGTTGCAATAGAAGCGGATAGTCCGCATACTCTGACTGTTTTGCTTCCTTTGTTGTATTTTTTGATAGAATTATATATTGCAATGCCATCATAGACATATCCGCCCGGAGAGTTGATTAGAATTTCAATATCGCTTTTAGAATTGTCAAGCTGTCTTGCAATATCTTCATATGTTGTGTCTATTCCAACAACTCCGGTTATGTTTATTCTATTGTCAGCATCTTTTTTATTTAAGGTTGTCATACCTTTCTCCGCAGTTTTGGCAAATGCCTTTTAGAATTTTTCTTTGGCCGCAGCGGAAACATTTCTTTTCGTGAAATTGCGGTTCAGTCTTTTTTGCTTCTTTAAATTTTTCAACTTCCTTTGCATTAATGTTTTCTGCTTTTTTGTTTTCTATGTTTTTTTCTTTTTCTTCCGGTTCTTTTTTTGATGCTTCTTGTGTCGCTTCTGGTGCTGGCTCTGGCACTGGCTTTTGTTCCGCAGCATTATTCTTTTGTCCATCATCATTTTTTGTTTTATCTTGATTTGATTTATTTGGTTCATTTTTAATATTGTCAACATTTTGAATATTGGGTTGTTGTTTATCATCTAGGCTTCTAGTCATGGTTTTCCTTTTTGGTTGTTAATAAAATTGAGTAATTGAATTTTATTTATCTATGTTTTTCTTCTTTCTTCTTTATTTTTTGTGCTGTTCTTTTTGTTGTTTTCTTCATCTTCTTTTGTGCTATCTTTTATATTTTGTTTTGAATTTTGTTGCGAGCTTTCTTGTTCTCGGTTATTGTTTTCTTCTGCTGTTTGAATATTTAATTGTTTCATTATTTCTATTTCATTGCTTATTCTTTCCATTGTGCTGTCAAAGTCAGTGCTATTTCCAAGCTCTTCCATTCCTTCTTCTCTTGTGGATAGATTATTGTTTATCTTTTCTACAACTGCATTAACTTCTTTCAGTGGATCAACATGCGGTATTGGAGGGCTTATGAATCTGCATTTATTTAAGGCATTCATATCTATTGGATTGTTTCTTATTTTATCAAAGTTGTTTATTATTAGATTTCCTTTTAGATTTTCTATAAGAAAGAAGGTCTTAAATGCTGGTTTATAGATTCCATCTACAACTATATTCTTTCTCAATACTTTCAATGTAAGTTCAAACATCTTCAATGCAGCTCTGCTTGCACTGAAATTGTTGCTGAATACCATTATCGCAATTTCAAACGGAATAGATTGGCTTGCAAATATATATTTTGCATTGGCATCAAGAAATGATTCAAAATTTACATTTGGTCTTTTTGTGTCAAAGGACTTCATGGTCTTGCCAACTCCTAAATTTATGAGAAGTCCGTTTGTCAATTTTAATATTGCTGCCTTTGTTTCTTCTTTGAGTTCTGGATCATATATCGGATTGCCATTGTTCTTTATTAATTCTCTACCAATGAGAGGATTTTTTCCATCGCTCAATTCTGTATGTTCTATTACAGTTGCAAGTTTTGAATTGACTTCACTTGCTACAACTTCATTCTCTGTATATTTAGAAAGTTGATCTATCTTTTGTATTATAGAGCATATAGCTGATACTCCCCTTACTTGACTTATTCTGCTGTTGTTTGCATATACCAGCCAAGCTTGAATATTCCCCTTGCTATCCTTTGCTTTGATTCTTTCATTTTTTCCATCTTCTGTTATTATATGGTAGGCTATATGCTCTCCATTTTTATTAATTTCAACTCCATCTATTACTTTATTGTCACTGTTGTGTTCTGGAACTCCACCACAGACATTTCTTCCATCAATAGCTTGAAGTGTTATTTGTCCATTTTTTATTCTTCTTATTACAAGACAATCTCCGCATAATAGAGTATTTATCATTACGGTTGTTGAAAGACTATGAATATCCGATTGGTTGTTGTTTGAAATATATTTGCTGTTTGAGTATATGTTCCATATGCTTTCTACATATTTTTGAAATTCATTGTCAATATTGATGTTATATTTCTTTTTTAAAATTAATTTATCAGGTTCATATTGAAGTTTTAGTCCATCTCCTACTGTAAACTGTGCCAATCTATCTATTACTATTTTTGTTATGTCCGTTGTTAGATATAGATTCCAAGCTCTGTTTGCCATGCCGTAGTAGTCTATATCATAGCTTAATGGCATGCCAAGAGATTTGATGTTCTTTTCTCATCAAAGCGAGTATGATTAAAGTTTAATGCCATCGGCTGTGATGTTAATGGCTGTGATTGGATATTGTATGGTATTTTTAGATTTTGCTGTTTTTGATTTACTTTGAATTTATTAAATATTTTAAACATTGTTATTTGTAATTAATTCTCAATTTCTTTCGTCTCTTATAATTAGAATATTTGTCTGATTTTCATTTTGAATCGCTTCATTATATTTTCTTTCCCAATATTGAATCTGTTTCATGAGGTCTGCTGTATTGTAAACTACTCTTGTTACTGTTTGCCCTGTATTGAGGCTATATTCTGCAACCCCATTATTTTTGCTGGCTTCTTCCATTGAGTTGTAGAGATTGTCTAATATTGTTTTTATTTGTGTTGGAGTCATTTATCTTTTTTATTTTTTTACTTTTTTATTTTAGTAATTTTAATTTTTTGTTTTAAAATTTATTAATTTTAAAACATTATGAAAAAAATTAAATTAACTATCAATTGTCAATTATCAATTATCAACTATTTAAAATCAATTTTTCATTGATTTTAAATGCTGAAACACTTCCCTGCTATTCTCAAACTGCCCATTCTTTACTAATTCATTTACAAGAAACTCTGCTCCGCATAGGCAATATACGCAAAGGTCAAAAGATTCGTTTCTTCCGTGCTGTTCCCATTTGATGTTTATTGAGCCGTTGGATAGTTTTTCTTTTATTCTTCTTTCTGTTGTTAATTGTCTGAAATATTCTTCTGAATATTCTTTACCGAATGTCATATATCCATCTGGGTATGGTTCGTTTTGTCTCCACTCTGAATTTAGATATCTAGCTATTTGGTTTTTGTATAAACTTACATATATCTCTAAAAGATATAATCCTGAATAACTGTCTAATTCTTTCAAATTAAACTTTTTGTTTGTTAATGCCGTTGTATTTACACCTTTGACTGGCACGAATACTCTTTCATCATCCCTTTGACAAAATTTATAAATTAAATCTGTCTTTTCTCCATCTCCCGAATCTATTAGTATTGCTTTTACCAGCATTCCATTATGAAATATTTCATCCTTTATTCTAAATAATTCATTCCAGCAATTATCAAGTGGATCAGATGTATTGCCTTTTATTACTCTATGATCTATTCCCCAACTTCTCCATCTGTCGCCAAATGCTTTTATTTCTACTTCAAGTCTATCATCCTGAACATCGCAAGCTCCAACAAGAAATAAAGCTTCTTCTGGTATTACATTGTTGTTTCTGTTTTCTTCCTTAAGCTTTCTTAATTTGTATATTTCAACGCCCGCTATTGTTTCTTCATATGGAAGACCCAATGTTAAATTATAAAAGCTTTGCAGTTTTATTGGATCTTTGCCTGCTTCAAGAAAGTCTGATACACAATCTTCCCAACTCTTGAATAGTGAATATAATGCTGATAGGTGATAGCTTCTATAATGTGGTTTTTTTGCAGATGCTGTTGGTATCCATTCTCCTTTGATTAACATTTTCTTCTTGTGGTAGTCTTTCATATCGCAACCACAATATTTACATCTATAAACTACACTGCTATAATCTCCATTTTTGCATTGCTCTGAATTGAATATTAAGCCGTAGGGTTTTCTTTGAATTTTTATATCATCATTTCTGTAATTGCTGCTATCTTCATCCATTGTTGCTTTGTCGTCGCTATAAAGTCCACCATCGTGGCTATAAAATATTAATTCTTGCTTTTCTCCACAAAAAGGACAGGGGACATAAAATTTTCTTTGGTCTCCTTTTGCGTAGTATTCCTTTATATGCGAAGTACATGAAAGCAACGGTGTTGATATATATCCAATCTTTCTTGTCCTTGAATAGCTTTCTGTCCTCTTTACTGCCAGATCTATTGGACTGCCTTCTCCAGCCAATGTTTGAGGATAGGCATCAAGTTCGTCAAGAAACAGCTTTTTTATTGGCAAACTTCTTAAACTATTTGCATTATGGCATCCGCTTATTCTTAAAAAACCGCCTAAAAAATCTATCAGTTCAGCTGTATCTCCCGTTCTTCTGCTATGTCTATTGTCTGTTTCCGCTATTATCTTTTCTCTAAGTCCACTATTATCAATTAAATTATCAATTTTAATTGTTTTAAAATCTTTTAATAGTTTTAAATCTCCAGAAACTAGCATCATGGGGCTGGGATCGTGGGCTATGCTGTAGCCTATCACATTCTCCTCCGCTTTTTGCTCGTTGCACTCGCTTCGGCACTTCGTGGGACAACAAGCCAGCAAATTCAAATAAGTTTGATTTGCTTACACTTTTTGCTTCGCTACGGCAAACTTCGGGCATGAGTTGTCAAACTCTCAAGCAAGCTTGGAGTTTTTCAACATCCAGCCCTCGTTTTCAAATATTGCGGTAGTAAAGCCAAGTTGAACTCCTTTCATTATTGCTATTTCACGGATGGGACTATTTTTTGAGAAACAATTCGCTATTTCTTTTGCATAAGGTGTATTGTCCTTGCACCTTCGCCTTCGGCTCGCCAGCAAACTTCGCCCGTAAGTCGTCAAACTTGTGCAAGCACAGTTTTCCGACATTTAGGGCTTGTTTTCATAACTAAAATTTCCAGTTATATTTGACACTTTACTTGTCATAAAGCGATTCTTTTCTGCCCATTCGGATACTTCTGGAAGTAGGTCTTTTGGAATAACTGCTCTTATGGTTTTAAATATTTTTTTGATTTGTTCCTTTTGATTATTATCATATTTTACAGATTCTATCATTTTTTATTTTAAATACTGCTGTAGGCTAATTTTTCATTTTCAATTTTCAATTTTCAATTTCATTTGTTTATTAAAACAAATGAGTAAATTCTTTTTCTGTTTTATCTATTGTTGATTCAATCTCTTTATGCAGGTTTTTTGTAATTATGTTTATAATTAATGGCTTTGGTTCTTCTTCACTTTTTACAATGTCAATAATTTCATCAACTATGTTAATTGGTATTTCTACTATGTTCTTTGTTAAATTTCCTATGGTTTTAGTTATTATTCTGTTTAATATTTCTGTATTTACTAAATCTTTTTTTCTTTGTTTGACTTCCATTTCAAGAAGTTCTGATTTATATTTCTCGCTTTGCAGCTTGTGTTGTTTGGTTTCATATTCTACTGAATGAAGTGAAACTTCATTCAAGTTGACAGTTGATAGTTGACAATTGATAGTTTTTTGATTATTTTCATTATTTTGATTTTGAATATTTTGATTATTGTTGTAATCTTTAATTGTCAATTGTCCTTTGTCAATTGTCAATTCGTCCTTAGGCGTGTAGTCTTTTTTTCTAATTCTTTCCTTATGTTTTTGTATTTCAATTCTTTTATTTTTAATGTATTCTTTCATCTCTTGCGATGATATATCTATTTTGCCATCAAGTCCAACTTTTACTTCTCCTTTTTTGACAAGCCTGCTCACAACTATTGGCAAGCACCCCAGTAGTTCGGCTAGTTCTCTTTTTAGGATTTTTGTTTTTTGTTGCTCTGTCATTTTAAAAATTGAAAATTGAAAATTGAAAATTATTTATTATTATTTTCAGTTTTCTTATTGTTTTTATTATTCTTTTATGTTTCTTATTATCCCTTTCTTATTTCTTTGCTTATCCTTTTAGTTATCTTTTTATTTTACATTTTTATTTTTTTTAATTTCTTTATCTTTTATTTTAGTAGCTTTAATTTTTAATTTTCAATTTTTAATTTTCAATTCACCGAAGGTGGTTAGCTATCGCTTCAAAATTATTTTGGGGAGTGTGTGAGGGGGGCGGCCGCCAAACTGAACCCCGAGAGGTTGAGGAGGTGGGCAGTACCTTAAATTTCTTTTGCTCTATGAAGTTTTTCATAACTTAACTCTCCAAAAGTTATTATATTTTGTTTTGGTAGGTCAATATTATCCTTAAATTGCAACGGCATAATATCATTAACCAATAGCAAAGGAATAATCTTTGAATCAGAATTACCTAGTTTTAAAAATTT